GACTACTTGCGTAAAGGACTTATAATTTAGTTTGAGAATAAACTTCTCTAAATGTTCCTGATAGTCTTTTGCTTTCGCATCCTGGTTCACCAAAACACCATCACAATAGATTTCAAACACATTTGGTTTGATACCACGTATGACCTTGTATTCTTTCTTACCAATCTTAAACTCAATCTCAACTATTCCGGATTGATTGTTGATGCTGTTCAATAAATTGGGTTTGTTTATTTTTCTAAAGGGTTTACCAAATAAACCAAAACATAAAGCATCCAAAAGCGTTGATTTGCCGGCTCCATTATGACCAACAATTAGTGTATTGGAAGACTTATCTAGAAGGATTTCAGTAAAACTGTTACCAGTAGATAATATATTTTTCCATCGGATAGTAGTGAAAAGAACCATTTTTATAAATATTAATAAACCACAACAAGTAAAAAGTCAATCATGTATATTATATATCTTTTAACAAATAAAGTCAACAGCAAAGTTTATATTGGTGTAACTAACAATTATACCAAAAGAATGAGGGAACATAGTGGTGCCTATAACAATTACTTAATATCAAAAGCAATTAAGAAACATGGTTGGGAAAGCTTCCATTCACAAATTTTATTAAAAACAGAAGATGCTGATTATGCTTATAAAGTGGCTGAAGCTTCATTCATACAACAATATCAATCTAATAATACAGAGAAAGGTTACAATCTAACTGAAGGTGGCCAAGGAACTCTAGGATATAAAGTATCATTGGAAACCCGAAAAAAAATGAGAGATAAAAAGTTAGGTAAAAAACTCACTCCAGAACATATTGAAAAAATATCTAAATCAAATCAAGGAAAATTATTTTCAAAAGAAACCCGAAAAAAAATATCCAAAAAATTAAAAGGTAATAAAAACTTTCAAGGAAAAACATTTACCGATGAAGTTAAACAAATTTTATCGGAACACAAAGCTAAAGATTGGCAATTACTTTCTCCGAAAAATCAAATTATCAATATACACAATATGAGAAAGTTTTGTATGGATAATCATTTACATCATTCTGCGATAACTAGAGTATTACAAGGAAAACAATCTCACCACAAACAATGGAGAAAAGCAACATAATATCATGCTGCTTCACTATTTAAGGCTTCTATGTAAACTTCTTGTAGAATATTTTTTAACATATTATTGTCAATACTATTGTCCTGTATAGTGTCCACATAACGATTAAGAATTGTAATTGTATCTTGTGCCTGGTCGGTAATTTCTTCATCTACACCCTCCGTTAACTCTGTGAAATCTTCGACAATAGTAATGTCTATTGGATTAACATTATACAAGTTATTCATAAACTTGTCAAACAAATATGGGTTGGTTTTGTTAACTACTACCACTTTTGTATAAGTGTGAGTAAATTTACTCATATCTTTATTAGTTATTTCAGATATGGTTTCGGCCTTATCATCGTAAACGATACGATGAAACATTACATTTGGATTAGGAATAAAATCAAGGTCGTGAGTATCCAAATCAAAGAGGTGGAAACCACGAGTATCGTTGTAATCTTGCCAAGTAAGTTCGTAGGGATTACCAAGGTAAGTAATGCTATCGGAACTAGAACGGTGATGATAGTGACCGCTAAAAGTCTGTTGAAATTTTCTAAAAATATCACGTTTGAGTCCTTCTTGTGATGGCATACCACGGTGCATGGCAAAGCCTTCAATCTCAAAATGGCCACAACATACTGTGGCAGAAGTATTTTTAATTTCTGCCAAAGCTATATCATAGTTTTCGGTATTGATCCACGGAATCATACACACATCATGTGAGGTGTCTGCGTATTGGAGGTGTATTGTTTGTGGTGAATCAATAACGTTGATGTTTTCGTACTCACCTAATAATAAGGCAACCGAATTAACGTCATTGGTATTTTTAAAGTATGTGTCATGGTTACCAGCCAACATATGGACAGTAATCTTACGTTGTGCTAAACCATCAAAGAACATCTCTTTGGCTCTTTTGAGGGTGTAGAAGTTTACATATTTACGCCTGTCAAACGTATCCCCAAGTACCAGAACAGTACGTATAGACTCATTATCAATAGTAGGAAAGAAAGTATCCTTATAAAACTTTTCATAATAATCTAGGAAATGAATCGAATCATTCCTTGCTCCTAGGTGCTGGTCAGTAATTAATGCTATTTTCATCTGTCGAATTGTATCATAATGTATTACACTTGTCAAGCCTGTTCGATAAACTTCTCCAGGCCCTTAGGTTTCTTCTTGGCTTCTTTCTCATCCTTCTTGTTCTTCTTGGCAACCTCGTAGTTCTGGATGAATTCTCCTATATTGTCATAGAGTTCAAATTGTCTGGTAGAACCGTCCTCGGATTCCAGCATCTCAAATTCGTCCAGGACTCCGAACATTTCGGTAGCCTTGTACTTAACGTATAACTGTTTCTTCTCCTTTTGGATCCTTCTAAGGAAGGCAAAGAAGATTACCTGGGTAAAGTATGCAAATGGGTTTTTAGATTTGGTTTCGTCAAAGTTGGCAAAATACATTAGACAGTTTTCAATACCATCTGCAATCATTTCATCTCGGTAGGTATAGTTGATGAAGTTTGGCTTATGAGATAGACCTTCGGCAATCTTCATAAAGCACTCCCCTATGTAATTTGGTATTACCGGTGCAGGCAGTTTCTTCTCTTTAGCTTCCTTGGCCTTAGCCTTGTACTCTGCGAGAGCCTTCAGGAAGTCTTCGTTATTGATGTAATTCTTAGTTTTCTTAGGGGTGTTCATTCAAATATACCATAAAAAGTTGTTGACAAAGGGCTTGACAATGTGATATAGTCCACGGTGTAGTCGGTTGATGTTAATGAATTATTAAATCTTTACCTGCTTTATTAATTTCTTCCATAACTTCCATCATATTGGACATCTCCTCATCGGATAATTCTTCCATGGACTTTACTTGCAGAGTTTTGGATTGTTCTACCGTTTCTAGATAGTGTTCTATCATCTCATCATTGGGATTCATCTTGAGAAGTACATCTGCAACATTTATTGTAGCCAGATTCTCGGTAATTAATGAGTGTGGTAAGTAATTTAATAATACCAACTGTCCTTGATTACCTCTAACGTGTTCCACGTGCATCAACATCGGATCATATAAGATTACGTAGTCATCTACAAAATCCATATGTGCAATAATATCATGGTTAGTTTTTAATCTAATGATTTGAATACTATTTTCCATTTTTAAGTCCTATGTTATAAAGTTTAAATGAGAACTGTTCCTCATTATATATCTTTGTTCTTTCCACAAAATGGCGGAGGGTGAAGTTCATATGTTTCTTATGTCTCATGTCATCGGCTATGTCATAGAGCGTAGCTTTCTCCTTACCTTCCGAGTTCCGAAGACCCCGTCCAATAGATTGAAGATTACGAACTCGTGACTTTGACGGAGATGCGAAGATAATATTATGTAAATTACGAATATTAATTCCAGTACTGAAAGTCCCAAAAGAAGCCACAATAATAGCATCATTTTCTAACTCCATAATCCTTCTTATTTCTTCACGATCCGCTGTGTCCGTTCCGCCATGGACAAAGAAGACTTTTCTCTCTCCAATCTTCTCTGAATCCTTAATCATATTATACAACATTTTGCCGTGTCTGTCTACCATCTGATAGAGTACAAGTGTATTCTTACCAAGAGATAATGCAAGATTTTTAATGAACTTATTTCGTTGTTCATTTTCAATGAGATATGATATCTCTGTTTGATAGTCCGCATCAACCATCTGTTCGCAAATATCGGCCGGATGTTTAAGTACCAAACATTTAATCTCGAAGTCTGATACCTTACCTTGTTCCATCAATTCTTTTGTGGTAATAACCTTCTTCACCGCACCGAATAGGCCTTCTAATACCAGTTTATGTGTCTTGGTACCATCTAAAGTGCCTGTTAAACCTACACGATACTTGGCATTTATACATGAAGTCATTATATGGGCTAACGATTGAGCCTTGAATAAGTGTGCTTCGTCACCAATAATATAATCAAATTGGTGAAAATATTCTTCAGGCATTGTATACAAAGATTGCCACGTGGAAATGGTTAGGGGTTTGTCCGTCATCTTATCTTTGCCTTGATAGATGCGGTGTATGTATTGTTCTAATGAACCATTGGCATAGTCTCCAAAGTCGGAGAATAACTGTTCAACCAAAGAAGTCGTAGGAACGATTATCAGACCTTTCAAGTCTTGATACTGATACAGTTGTCTAAAGATAAGGTAGATGATTAGGGACTTACCTGAGGCGGTTGGAGACAACAGGAGTGCTCTACGCTTCTGCATTGCTTCAATATATGCATCCATCTGATGGTCGTTGACCGTGATTGGTTTGCCTTGGCTGTGTATGTTTAAAGATTCAAAGAACTTCTTTGCGTGATATACTGAATGTTCATCTTCTAAGTCTGCTCGTGTGTCATCGTATTCATATGTGTATCCACGGTCAGTAAAGAATTCTTCTATGTATTTTAATAAGCCGTGATATATTTGGTTGTTCCTTAAATCCAATAAACGAATCTTTCCGTCCCACAACCTGTTTCTGAAGGCCGGAGTAAACTGATGACCCGGTACCATAAAAGTAAAGTGCTCGGACATCTCTCGAATGATATGTTTTTCTGCCTGAATTTTAACATATACTTCGTTTACTTTGGATATTATTACGTCAGACATAACCTTCGTTTCTCATGTAAAAGTAAATGGAAACTCCTATGAAATAAAAGACAACATAGAACAAAGCTTTTGCTCTGAACATTGTGGCTGCAAAAAGCATACCCAACATAAATGAGAAAAAGTTTAATGCATGGCCTGATATGGTAAAGAGGTTATTGTCCACCTACAAACCTTTCCCACTGGATAAAATCACGAATTTGCCAGGTTCTTTGTTTAAGTTCATTCATAATAGACTCTAAGGCTGTAACCACTTCTTCGTGGTATACTTTCTTTTCTTGGAGTTTGATTAAGTCTCCGTCAGCATCCAAATAGGTTGTGACATCTGACTTGAGTGTGAACTGAAATGGTTCCCAACCATATTCTTCCAGTTGTTCTTGTGATAACTTGCCTGTGTAATACTCCCACTTAACTTTCTTCATGCGTTGAAAATCGAAGAAGGCTTTTTTAGAAGCAATCTTATGCTTGGTGAGAATCTGTAGGTATTTGCTGTGTAGTATTGGTATACGAATCAACTCTTTGGACGGTTCCGTCTGGTCGATTATCGCATCTTTTTCCCAATATTTAAGTATCTGTTCAAGTGATTCCATATTATAACCTCAAATAAAAACATTATATCATATATTACTTATGCCGTCAATATTTCGTAGTAGTCGTATCTAAATGTTGCCGAAGCCGTGATGATATCATCCGCAGATTGTTTGGTATCGAAATCTATATCTGAAATACTGGTCGGAAATACGTTGTGGTAATATATTCTTAGGTTAGAATTGTTTAAATTGGTAAGTATTGTCAAAGTGGCATCAGAAACGTTGTCACTTGGCTTGGTATTTCTACCATCAAAGCCTTCTGGATTAGCAATCTCATTCATCCATTTTTGTAGGTTTTGCCATGTTACCAAGTCCTCATCCACAATAAATGTAATGTTTAATGGATTATA